ACATACCATTAGATGGGCGGTGTTCTGGCCTTCAGCATTGGACAGCACTCAGCAAGACGAATGCAATAGCAGACAGAATTGGAATGAGTGTGAAAGAGCCTGATGATGGGTTAGATATGTACGAGTATGTAGCCGACCGTTGGGGAAAAGAACTCCCAAAAAGTATGCTGTATCTCGCTACAAGAAAAGCCTGCAAAGTACCTGTAATGACCTTCCCGTATTCAGCAACACGAACGACCAGCATGGATAATATAAGAGACTTGTTTATGGCCCCTTATGCCTACACGGATAACGGCTGGGTAAAATCTGGCGATGGCCTAACTTACTCCGAATGTGCCAAATTAGGAAGTTCGTTGTTCGATGCTGTTAATGATGTGCTATCCCCTATTGTTGCAGGAAGAGATTGGCTTGTGGATTGTGTAACAACAATAACAAAGGAGCATAATTGCAGTGTTATTGAGTGGACAACCCCCGATGGCTTTAAAGCCATGCAAGACGCTTTCAAAACTGACAGAATAAGGGTCAGTGCGCGATATGGGGGTAGGCAATATAGAGCAGACTCAAAAGTTCCACAGCTAGGAGTAACTGGCAAGAGAGTGCCTAATCTATATGCGGCAAGAAATAAGATTGCGCCAAACGTCATCCATTCGTTAGACGCAACACACTTGAGAATGTGTGCGACTGAGCTTAGAAAGCAGGATATTGATGGAATATGGATACACGACTCGTTTGCTGTACATGTGAATTATAGGGACATTCTTTACAATATAATCACAGAGCAGTTCATAAAATTGTATGAAGGTAACTATTTAGAGCATCTTAAATCTGAATGGGAACAGAATTACAACGTCACACTAACCAACCCCCCTATCGAGAATACATGGCAAGTTACAGAGCTTAGAGAGTGTAAAAGGTTCTTTGAATAGCCATGTGTGCCCCTTTAGGGGGTTAGCCTCCAAAATACTTCATATAATACAGTTAAAGTACACTATACAGGTTGTTGTAAAAGTAGCCCGTAAGTACTATAGAGGAATCTTTGGAATCAAAAGATAATAAGAGTATAGCAACACTCCATGTCTGGAAGTCGGGCAATACAAAAGAACCACAAGACTATGTAATAATGTTTAGTGATATTTCAAATGCCTATGATCTGGAGAAATTGCTTAATCGTAAAGGGTACAAGACGTACCTATTGAGAGAAATAGAGGAACTATATATGCAATGCCCAAGTTGCAAAGCACACTTAAGAGATGAAGAATTCTTTTACTCATCCAACAATCAATGCCCAAGGTGTAACGGGAATCTGCTGGGTGTGAATGAAGACGATCCGTTTGAAAAGGTCGTGGATATTAACAAAAAGAAGAGGCAGACTATTACCGATGTAGTCTTATAGGAAATATGGATAGAGATAGTGAAGACTATCTTGTCCACTTACTACTGCAAAACTATGGCGACCTGTTAAAGGTTAGTCGATCTAGGGGTATTACGCTTACACTACCTCAACTAAGAAAAGCCATTTCAAAGTCAGGGTATATCCAATCGGGGTATAACGAAGCCTTGCGCTCTGAAGTAGCTGGCATGGGCTTAGAAGAAGATGCTTATCTCAGCCCAAGGTAAGGCGCTGGCAAAAGGCGACCACAGAAACAACACCAATTTTGCTGACGAGATAAAAAAGACTATCCAGAAAGGAGAGTCTGATAGAAAAGAAGGCGAAGCAGTAGTAGAAAAAGGCGAGATAGCCAGCGATGAATTGGTCAACAAAGTACTACATGACCCTCTACTTGTTAGTGTAGATAAAATACCATCTGCAGTATTCGAGGAAGTAAATAAAAAATTATTAGCGAGCTTTGAGCTATTTTGTCTCTGGGCATTCCAGATTCAAATGGGCTTTAAGTTCCAGAAACAAGATTTCCACACCATCATGTTCGATGCTTGTCAGAAGATCATTGATGGCGTACCGGGTTATGACAGACTGATTGTAACCATCCCTCCTAGACATTCAAAAACACAAATACTCAGCATACTCCTACCTCTCTACTCCTTTTGCAATAATGCGAGTAGCCACAACATCATCACATCATACGCAGATGATGTTGTACAAGAGAGTAGCGGCTATATCAGAACTATCATGCTTGACCCACTATTTATGCGTTGCTTTCCAAAGCTAAGAATAGATCAGTCCAAACGATCTCTTGAGCGTTGGGGAACATCTAGGCAAGGCGTAATGCATGCCATCCCCACTGGCGGGAAAATGACAGGTAAAGGGGCAGGCACGTTAAGTGACAAGTACTCCGGCCTGTTCGTTGTAGATGATGCTATCAAGCCCAAGGATGCCTACAGTGCAACCGTTAGGGCAGAGATTAACGACCGATTCGATAATACCTTTATGAGCCGATTAGCAAATGATGGTGTTATTCAAGATGATGAGGGAAATGAAGTTGAATGCGGGCGTACTCCTATGGCAATCATTATGCAAAGGGTACACGATGATGATCTAGTGGGCCACCTACTAAGAGGTGGATCAACAGACAACTACAAATTATTAAACATACCAGCTTTGCTACATGACGATACAGGCAGTAAAGAGTGGTATGACAAATTAATTATCCGACAGAACTACTCCAATGCTGATCCAATAACTTACAACTTGCCGAGGGAAAACTATCCAGCGGCACTTTGGCCTAGCCGTAAAGGACTAGACAGCTTACTAGCCATGCAGGAAACCAACCCCTATACATTCAATTCACAGTATATGGGCGACCCTACTGCTAAAGGCTCTGGATTGATTGCAGAAGATTGGTGGGAAGAATATGAAGAACTTGATAAAGCAAGCATAACGCAAACCTTTATGACTTCAGATACAGCTTCCACCATTCAGTCCTACAGTGATTACTCAGTAATGTGCATGTGGGGTGTTTCTAAAGATAAAGACCTTATTCTGATAGACGTAGAGTTAGGAAAGTGGGAGATTCCAGAACTTAAGATTGTACTTCTTAACTTTTGGAAAAAGCACAATGAAGTAGACAGGAACTTTCCAAGGTTATTGCCAAGAGCAATGTATATGGAAGACAAAAGCAGTGGGCATTACCTTAATCAACAGTTTATGAGAGAGGGAAATATTAGATGCTTACCTGTACCGCGAGACAGAAGTGGTGCTGACAAAGTATCCAGATTCTTAAACGCTACAACATATTTTGCACAAGGAAGAATTAAATTCCCAGCAGAACACAAACATAAAGCCCACGTTATGCGTGAAGTTTTGGGCATGACAGGAAAGGGAAGTGGAACTGGTAATGACGATGTTATAGATAATATCTCAGATGCTTGCATCATCGCCTTTGAAAAGAAGAGCGCAAATTATGCGTCATGGGTGTAGGAGAAACTATGGCATTAAGAACACGATTAGATTGCCGTTCTGAAAAAAATAAGTATATAAAAATATTCGATAGGGATGGAGAGCTTCTACTAACCATTACAGCCTGCTCAACTAAAGTTGAGTTAGCGATAGAACCAGCCCAGGATATAACGATAGAAAAACAGAATGGACGTTGGGGAACAACTAATGAGTAATACGGTAGCAGACGGTCTTGAAAATGTAATGACCGGGCTAGGCACCTCGGCTGACAAGAACACACATCACCGTTGGACGCCTAGTGGTAACAACAGTGATTACGGTCAACTAATAACCCGATACAGGGAAGATTGGCTTGCTCAAAAAGTATGTAACATAATTCCACAGGATATGACTAGAAAGTGGAGACATGTTTCAACAGAAGAAGGCCGTAAGGCTGATAAAGAATTTAGGATTGCTGAATTATTCAGGGATGGAGAGAAATGGGCCAGAGTATATGGGACTTCGTTTCTTATACTCGACGTAAAAGATGGCTCTAGTTTATCCACACCTTTAAATATTGAGTCGCTTGGTAGGAATTGCATCAACTCTTTGAGAGTGATAGAGCGAACAAGGATGGTAGCAACAGGGATCATGGAAGTGAACCCAATGAGTCCTAACTTCGGTATGCCTCTTTACTATAGCTTTCTTGGAAGTGCTGAAACAATACACCACTCAAGAATTATAAGGTTTGAAGCTACTGACCTTCCTGTTTGGGAAAAGCAACGAAACCAATGGTATTCAGATTCAACACTCGTCCCATTGATGGGTACTATAGATAACTTTCATGTTGCTGCATCTGCTGCTTCACAACTGTGCCAAGAAGCAACAGTGGATGTGGTATCTGTAGAAGGACTGCAATCACTACTGACAAACCCAGAGGGCGAGTTGGCTGTGATGAAACGATTTAGGCTAATGAAGTCTATGAAGTCTATCTACAATATCCTACTGCTAGACGACACGGAAACGTTCGATACAAAAAGCATTGCCTTATCCGGTGTAAAAGACCTGATCTGGGAGTACTTGAAAATAATTGCGGCGGCAGTAGGTATCCCTGCAACACGATTTCTTAGTGCATCACCTGATGGCATGAACGCTACAGGAGAGTCTGACCTTATTAACTATATTGAATTCCTTATGGGGATGCAGGTTTCTAAGTTTGATCCGAAGCTAGGAATCATAGATGCAGTACTACAAAAGCACTACGGCGTAGAGTCGTGGGAGTACGAGTGGAATTGCATATTCCCTGAATCAGCACTTCAACGTGAAGAGCGCATATCTAAAACAACAGATCAACTATGTAAGTTAGTAGATTCAGGAATACTATCAAGGGAAGATGCGCTTGATGTAATTAGAGAGAATAATTTCTACGATATAAAATTGGGGGCAGTCCCAAGTGTAGAAGACTTTGTAAGGCTTCAAGGTAAAAGTAATGAGAATAAAAATAAAAGTGGGGATAGTTAGTGTCGATTCAATTTAACGACAGGTTAGAACTGCCTACTCAAAGAAAGTTCTTGGATTCTGGGCAGATGGTGGCTCCTTGCTCAATTGCCCGTACAGGTATTATGTACTACAAGGCCAAGGAATGTGGAGCACTGTTTAATGATCGTGATCCAGATTCTATTGTTAAGGTTATGACTAGAGGCGAACAACTGTTTGCCAAAGATAGTCTGGATTCATACTTCTCAGCTCCAATAACCATTGGGCACCCCGGAGAAGATGTAACAGTAGCTAACACCAAAGAACTTAGAAAGGGCCATTTAGATGGAACCCCTTTTGAGGATGGGCAACAGTTAAGTGGAGTACTTGTACTTGATGATGCTGAAGCCATAGGGTTAGTAGAAAGTGGAACAGTGGAGTTATCTTCTGGGCATACCTGCAATCTAGTATTAGCAGATGCTAACGTGGATTGGGATGCAGAGAAGGTAGAAATTAAAGCAAATCATATTGCGTTAGTTAATAAGGGCCGAGCAGGTTCCGCACGTATTGCTGACGAAGAGAATATAATGGAATTAGAAGAATTAAAAATTAAGCTAGCTGATGAAGAAAAAGTATCAGCAGAAGCTAAGGTTAAGGTTGTTGATCTGGAAACAGAAATTGCAACAGCAAAAGGCGAACTTGCACAAGCCCTTCGTGATTTAGACGAAGCTAATAGTAAGATCGTTGATGAACAAACAATTGAAAGTATGATTGAAAACCGAGTCAAGTTTGTGAAAGAAATTTCTAAGCTATCTGATATGGATGTATCGGGTATGTCAGAAGTAGAAGCAAAACGGGCAGCAGTTGAGGATGTACTTAAAGTAGAACTAAAAGACAAGTCAGATCAATACATCGAAGTGCGTTATGAAATCTTGTTAGAAGATTCTGATAAGGAAGTAGTAAAAGAAGAGCCTGATTCAAAGATGGCTGATGAGCTGGCAAAAAATCTGGGTGTTAAAGATAAAGAAGTTGAGTCCCCAGCAGTCGTCGCTCGTAACAAGATGATTGAAAGAAACTCTAAATAAGGAATTAGAAATGCCCGTACAAAATTATAACATTAATACCCGTGATGCAGTTGTAGGCCAAACCTACGGACTCATGCACACAATGACTATCCATAGTGGTGTAGTCGAAGGCTCCGGTGTTGCTGCAGGTTTAGCAGTACAGCGTGGTGCTACAGATCGTTCATGCGCTGCCGGTGGTGGTGGTGCTGGTGATGTATTCGCTATGTGCGTACTTCAGCAAGTAAAAGAAGCAAGCCTTCGTCCATCCGATGGCACAGTAGATTATGTCGCTGGCGATGTAGTGGGCCTTCTTCGTGAAGGTTTTATCAATGTCGCTGCAGGTGAAGCTGTCAGTGCTGGTGATTCAGTGTACGTAAATGACACTACTGGTGTCCTGTACAAATCAACAGGAACCGGTCGAACCCTATCTACCAATATGGTATTTGAAACTTCGGCAGGCGTTGACGAAATCTCTGTAGTTAAAATCGCTCTGGCGTAAAGGATAGTAAAGAATTATGACTCGTAAAGTAAAAATGAATGACGGTACTGAAGTAGTACTGAATCACGAAGTAGCAAAGTTAGTTGACGAACAGAAAATGACTGACCACGAAGGCGCATTCTTTCAGCGCCAGTTAGAAGCCATCGAATCACAAACATACGATGTACTCTACCCCGATCTAGAAGCGCGTGAATGTTTCCGTACCAACACCTTTGGTGGTGCTGGCGCTCAAACTCTGACTTATCGTAGCTATGACCGTGTAGGTAAAGCGCAAGTTATTAATGCCCGCGCAGTTGATCTTCCCAAGTCAGATGTAATGGGTAAAGAATACAGCAAGACTGTTAAATCAGTTGGTGTG